GTCGATGTATTCCTCGACGATTTCGGCATTGCGGTGGTGCACTGCCTGCGTTCGGGCCCGAAGACGGGCCCGCCGGACTTCGATGATGCCGTTGCTCTTCTGCGCCGTCTCGTTATACGACATGAACGAAAAGCCGAAAGGCACGTTTTGCCGCGACAATTCCCGCATTTGCTTGATGGCGTCGAACAGATTCATGCCACAAAAATAGCCGCCCGAAAGCGGCTCTGAAAGGACAAAAAACGCCCCGATATTTCGGGGCGTCGCGTTTCGCTTCTGCGATTGTCAATAAAGCAAAGGTTATGAAACGCTAATCTCTGAAAGTTTTACGGATAGGTCTTTCAATGCGAAGTTCAACGTTTGCAACTCCTCTTTCGAGAATTTGGCAGGCATTCCATTCACAGTGTTGCCATTGATGCGCTGGTTCAGCCAGCTGCGACTTTTGTTGAAATAGTTTTTTGCAATATAAGCCAATGATATGGCAGGCAAGACCTCTTTAAGCCGATTGCGAATCAATAGTTCTTGTGCCCGTTCGTTTGTTTCCTTAATCTGTGTCAAGGCAATCTGCGCAACACTTTCGGCATCTTCGTCTACTGCTGCCGTGATTTTCTTGCCGATGGCTTCACGCTCTTTTTCTGTTTCGGCGTTTATAAAACGACGTTTCAAATCGTCCATTTCTCTCTTGGTTGCCATAATCTATTTTGTTTATGCTCCCCGCCCCGCAAGGCGGGGAGCTTTGTTTTACAATTCTTTGAGGGTTTCAACCAATCTGTTGATTTCTTTTTCAATCGAGTTGAGAATTTGTCTCGCTCCCTCTCTTCCTTTGAGTTCGTTGAAGAGCCTCAAATAATAAATCAGCTCGGCTTCAAACTCTTTTTGTTCTTTACTTGGTTTCTTCATACCCTTTTGTTTTATTGACACTACAAATGTAATAAACATTTGTTTATTATGCAAGTATTTTGCCGGAAATTTTCAAAAAAAATATCATTTTTCTATTTTTGCACTCGTACATAGGGTTGAGTTCGGGGCGAAAGCCTGCGGATTCAGTCCGCTTCGAGGAGGAAAGGTGTGCTTTTCTCCTCTTTTTTTGCCGTTCCGCAACCGAAAAAATCCCGTTTTTCTCTGAAAAAATCCCGATTTTCGAGGGTTTTTCTGGTAATAATTTTGTGGATTCACTGAAAATCAACTGTTTAACCTTTCTTTGCAAGAAAAATGTTTTTTCGATGTGTTTCCGAAGCCCGCCCCGCCCTCTACTCGATATGCAATTGCAATTCTCTGAAAAGGTGATATATGAGCAAGAGCCCTCTTGCGCGAATAGGGTAAAAGCAAAAAAGAGGGCGAACGTAGTCGCCCTCTTTGCCGAATTGAAAGTCCGTTATCTTACCGAGACGTCCCCGACCGCACCGCTGGGCAGCCCTGCATCGATACCGCGCTTGACGATCGATACCCATGCCGGCCGCATCATCATGTATTTGAACGCATCCGAGAAGTTGGTCGATACAAGCAGTCGCTGCGGGTCTGACGACTTTTCACCGCGCTTATCCTTGCCGATGCGTTTCTTCGAATCGACCACGGTCTTCGCCATTTCCAGCGACGCTTTCAGTCTGCGGCAATGTACGGCGTCGATCTGTAATTGCGGAAGTCGTGTGTTGTGTCCTGTCATCAGTTCGCGCATGAAGATATATTCGTCGTTCATCGTGATGTTGGATTGCCGCAGCGACATGAGTTGCACCCGCCAGCCAGTCGCCGCGCCCGTGGCATCCCGTTCGATGGCTTCCTTGACTTTCTGAGCCAGCGATTCGTGGCTGCGCCCGTAGTTGTTGCCCGCGCGGTCGTAGTAGAACTTGATGACCTTATGTTTGTGCGGCCGGAAATAATCGAGAAACCGATTCGCCAAGTCGCGAATCCATTCCGGCGGCAGGCTGCAAAATTCCTGCAAGATGCGGAACGTGCGGCCATCATCTTGCCCGACCAGTAGCGAAAGCATATTGCCGAAGTCCATCGATATATCGAGTGCGCGGGTCGTATCGAGATAACGGAGTATGCGGCAATCCTCGACATCGTAAAATCCGAGCGCATCTTCGATTCGCTTTTTGTTCCCGTCGTAGAAAAAGTGCCGTTCGCCGAGGTTCGGATAGAATTGCTGCCCTTTCTCGATGCGCGGCGGCATGGATAGAATCGCGGCATTGACGTCGGAAAGCTGCGACGACAAGGCGTCCGCAAACCAGTCCAGCGATAGAATATCGACATTGACGTAACTCGACACGAGCATGAACATGTGCTGTGCTTTCTTGTGAAGCCGCAGCCGGTACCAGCGTTCCGTCCAGCGGTTCGCCGTCTTGAGCTTGTTCATGTACTCCTCCCTGTCGGCCTCGCTCCGAGTGCGGGCGAACTTCTCTTTCGCAGCGAGATATTCTTGCGTCGCTTCGTTCACGATTGCCGCCGTTTTCCAAACCAGCAGCAACGTCGCCGAATCCATTTCTTGGGCACCCTTGAATATCCAGTCATATTCGCCGGTGTTCCCCGTATTGGGAATATCGGTCGTGAACGTTTCACCTAAATAAAACGGCGAGTGCCCGAATTGTATCCGGTATCCCCGTCGGGCTTTGAGCAGATTGCCGATTTTGGTTTCAGCAAAATACTTCACCTCGTCGCCGAACACGTGGACGTAGGAACGTCCCGCCAGCGACGACGGGCGATCGAGCGAGCCGAAAGTAATGTTCAGTCCAGTGAAGAATACGATCGTTCGTTTGTAGGAAACGATCTTATTGTAGGGACGCCAAAAATGAGGTTTCAGCCAATCGGGCAAATCGGCGCACTCTTTTTCGGTAAAGGTCGGCACGTGCTTTTCCACGACGTAATGGATGCCTTCGTGGAAGCCTTTGCGTTCGAGGGCCTCGAATACCATCGGGAGCACGTTCGCCGTCAAGTTGGCGAACGTGTCGGCCACCCATGCGACCGGAGCCCCCGGCATGTCATAAGCCATCGCAATCAAGCGTTCGACCTGTATTTCGGTCGTTTTGGCGGAACCGCGGCCGGCGACGATTCGAAGTTTGCGCGGCAAAATCATGGCGCAGAATTGCGAGAACCAGTTCATGAACTGGACGTCGGTGTACGGTTTTTTCTCGGGTGCTTTAATCTTCGCGCGATTTCCCATTTTCCAGCAGTTCGATGATATTGACGTCTTCGATGAGTGCCTCGCGACGGAGGCGGCTTTTCTCCACTTCGGGGATGCGGAGCTGTTGAATCTGGTCGTTCACCTCTTGGCGGTTGATTGCCGGGAGCCCGAGCACTTCGGGGGTCAGCGAGAATACACGCACTTGCCGCAGATACATATCGGCCGGTAGCTTTTGAATGTCGGGTTCGTCGAGTTTGCGGATTTTCGCCGCTTTGGCAATGATTTCGCTGACCGCCTCGTAGTCTTTGGAAGTCGTGGCCGTATTTTTCGCAGCGTGTGCCAAGTCTTCAAGCAATTCGGCATATTTATTCCGCAGCGCATCTTTCGTAGTGTTGCGATTGGAATAGAAAAGCGAATCCGCTTGATTGTAATAGTCGACGGCCCGGTCATACGGGAATCCGAGTTGTTGCGTCAGAAATTTGATAGTTGCACGTTTGCCGAACTGGCGGTCGAACGAGTTGATGATAGTCAGCAGGTCGAGGAAAAGTCGTTCGTTGGCTGAAAGGTCGCTTGTCCGACCGTCGGCAATGTATTCATATACGCGCCGGAATGCCTTTTCGTCGTCGAAAGTGCCGAAAATATCGAGTTTTGAGGTCTTGAATGCTTTTTCTCGCCGGATTTTGTCGAGTTGGTTGACCGACGGAAGGTCGCCCGCCTCGGCATTGCGAAGAACCGCTTTGTTGATTGTGGCGAGTGCTTGCAGATGGCCGCGCTTGATGACAAATGCGATTTCGCTATCCGGATCGTTGTATTCGGCCGTGAACTGGTCGATGTCGAAACCGAAATAGATGGCGATGTCGCGGGGCTCCCATTCCAAAGCTCCGAACTGTTGGAGTTCTTCGACTTGATCGCGTGTCAGGTCTCCGCCGATTTTGTTCCGTTCATAAAACTGCTTGGCCACTACTCGAA